AGTTTTCTGCTCTGATTCGGCACGTTTGACAAATTCAAAGATAGATTTGCCTAAAGATTCGCCACGGTCGATTAATTCAAGCCCAAACCCTTCAGGATACAAACTAGAAAGCTGAGAACTTAAATTCATGATCTGAGAAGTTGAAAGCATATCAAACGATGTATTTTCAAAGAACAATCCGTTTTCATTTGCTTCCAATCCTGCAATTTTACCGTTGATTTCAGACAATTTACCAACGCGCTGTTTCTGCAAAGTTTTTCCAGTTTGTTCGAGTTCTTTCAGCTTTAATTGGTCGGATTCTTTTGCATCAAACCTGGTTTTGTCTTTCAGGTATTGGTCGTATTTTACTTGCTGAAGCTTGGCGTTGTTAATTTCGCCTTCAATCCTAATCTGTTCGTTAACATCAACCACCAGATAGGTAGGTTCTGGCAGATCAATGATAGTGCTTTTCTTTTCAAGTGCAACAGGAAGAGTTTCTAGTATTCTTTTTGCGCCGTCAATATCAAAGCACTTTTCGAAGATTGTTCCTTTAACTTTCAGGAACACTTCGTTCAGCATTGATTTGTTGGTCTCAATGGCTGTTCTTTTTAAGTCCTGGTCTGAATTAAACTGCAAAATATCTTCGAGCAATGTTTGCTTTTTATTCTGCCAATCAGTTTTTAATTCAGTATTTTTTATACTTGCTGAATCAAGCTGTTTTTGAATGTTTTGTTTACATTCGTCAAGTTCAATTTGCAGCTTTTCAAGTTCCGGCTTTTCAACTTCAGTCAAGACAATTTCACCATAGCCTTTGATTGTCGCCCGGAGTTCGCTTGCTTCTTTTAGGTTATTGGCAATATTCGTGTCAATGTCGGTCGTATTAACCCCAAATAGGTCAATGATAAAGTTTGACCGTTCGTCTTTTTTGTTCATATCTGACAAATGGTTCTGATTAAGCAAGAAAGGATTTAAGAACTGTTTCAAATCAGAAACTTTTGCAACACGGCCATTTAAAACAATGCTCTGAGGCCTGGCGGTCGTTTCTCCTTCTTTATTCACGTAAAATGAACGGTTAATACTTCCATTGTCGAAAACAATGTCAATAACTGCCTCTGTTTGTCCATGCTGAATAATATCAGCCGGGAAAGAGCCTCCAAACGCCCAGCGAACGGCATTTAAAATCGTTGTTTTACCTTGGCGAATATCGCCGTAAAAAAGAAGTAATGGTTTATTGAACTCAATTGTTTCATTTTCAATAAGCCCAATGTTTTTAATTGTAATTGATTTTACTTTCATTGTGTTTTGTTTTTGGTTTTATTATTTGATTAATTAAAGCCTGACGATTGGAGTACACCAACCTAAATCAATATCGTACTTCTTTGTAATAACCCTTGAAATGGCAAATGCCGGTTCTGGAACTGGATCGGATGCAATAGTAGCACGGTCTAATTGGATTTCGTATAAAACTCTGTTTTGTGGCTTAAAATTAGGATCGTTATCAATACAGTCAGTAATTAGATCAATGTCGCATTGCAGGTCTAATTCATCATTTACAACCGCAGCTAAAGTTAAGGTATAACCATCACTTGTCGGGTCATAATCTTCGGCTTGGTAATAATTAACTATTATCATATAAATTAAAATTTAGTTGTTTTTATTTCACTACCCACGTACTCAACATCAATTAAAGATGTTTTTAACTGATGTTCTTTTATGAAGTTAAGAATAAAGTTTCGGTGTTTTTCTTTTGTATCAAGTAATTGTTCATTAAGTAAAAAACACAAAGAACTTTTATCAAAAGATAAAAACCTGTGTATTTTCTTATGAACTGAAATGTCTAAAATAAAAACTGATTCAAGAAAATTATAATTCCAATGATGTATTTCATCAGATCGCAATAAGTTTAATCTTCTGGATAATTTTTTCTTGCAATTCTTATAAGCCTGATCATTTTTCCAAGGCTTATTTTTATCCCACTCTAGTTGCTTTTCTTTATACCCAAGTCTATGATACTTCTCTCTATGCCTTATTCTTTCAGACTCGACACCTTCAGGCGTTGATCTAATTTTAGCTTCAACCTTTGCGCTATCAGATTTTGTGCAATCTTTACACTTATTTAAGTGTCCGTCTCCCATTTGTGGGTGTTTGTAATACTCTGAAATTGGCTTTAAAATACCACATTTAAAACATACCTTTGAATATTCCATATTTTATAAATTAGTGAATAATACAAAGATACGTTTTAGAAAGGTAAAAACAAATTAAAAAGGTAAAGAATCCGTATCATCTTCTTCTGGTTCATTACCTCTGTTTGTCCAAGCTTGCTCACTTGGCGGTAGTGCTGATGGATTAGGCTTAACAGGACTTTCGTAGCTAGATGCTGATTCTTCGGTCTGGTCTTTCTTACCAAGCATTTGAATAGATGTTGCTTTAATTTCGGTAGCGTAGTGCTTAACACCTTCTTTTTCCCACATTCGGGTAGTTATAGAACCTTCGAGGTAAATTTGCTGTCCTTTTTTGATGTACTTTTCGCAAATTTCCGAAAGTTTATTCCATACTACAATATTGTGCCATTCGGTATTTGTTACTTTTTCACCGGATTTAGCAGTATAGTTTTCAGAGGTAGCCAATGAAAACTTTGATACTTGACTACCTCCATCCAAATGAGTTGTTTCAACGTCTTTACCAACGTTTCCGACTAAAATTACTTTATTTACGCTCATTGTGTTATGAAAATTTTATTGGTTCTGTAAATAGATGTTCGATTTTACGAAATGTGATGTAGTCAATAAATTGACTTAAAAGTATTTCAATGTCTTTTTGCATACCTTCATAAGCCATACATGGTATTGGGTCGTGTCTTTTGATTGGCAAGCTCGAAACATCATAACCGTGTTTTTCTTTGTTATATCCGACAAATTCAAAAACATCAAAGAAAAATTGTGGTATCTCGAAAATGTCCATGTATAATTTTGACTGAATAGAATCCGTATAGTCAGAAATACTTTTTATGTATGAATACTTTGTTTTAATATCCCTGATAATAAGACCTAAAAGAACGTCTGTTTGCCCTGAAATTTCAATCTCAATGCCATTAATAACATAGGTTTTAAATGCTCTTATTTCGTGGAAGCAACCTTTAATTTCGGCTTTATATGCCAATGCCGTATCAATATGCGATTTATTTAGAACAATCGGTATGTTGTCAATTAAAATAACCCTAAAGTCATTATGATGAAAACTAATATCCCCACATTCAACAACTTTATGAAATGCCGTTCCAATTCTGGTGTATTCATTTCCGGTAAAAGAACCTGATAGTGTTTTCATCAAGCTCTCTTCTGTTTCGTACTCGCTTACTTCTTCAATGTATCTACGAAACCTTTCAAGGGTTGTAACCCTAAGATGCAGTTTCATCATAAATGAATATTTTAGCAACGGTGTCGAACTTTATTTTAACCTCGGCTAATTTGGCTTTAAAAATGTTCCTAAATGCAATTTGTTGAGCTTTTGGAAGTTTTGCAATTTCTTCTGAAACTGTTTGTGCTTCATCAGGAGTATTCATTGCATTTACTAATTCTGTAACTCTTTCGGTATCGGCAATAGCATCAATTTGAGCTTGGCTCATTGATTGGATAGAGTCTTTCACTTGTTGAATAATTTCAGCCATAAAAGTGGCATACTTTGGGTTTGATTCGTCCGGTATTTCAAGCTCTGGCAAACGTGCAACGTTTTTACCGATTGTCTTATCGGTAGGATTAAAATTGATTGTACGTTTGTTGTTGTTCATGTAAACATACCCAACTTGATCGGCAATGCGAAGCAATAAATCCTTTGAACCTCCGGTAACGTCTGGCGAAAATCTGGTAATATCGCCGTCTTTTTCTTCTTTGGCGTGAGCCAGAATAACAATATCGATGTTTTCACCCCTACGACGGTTAATGAACAGTTTAAATTCATCACCAATTGCACCATAAGCTTTTAACTTATTTGTTTTCAGTTTATAGTCCTGCTCCCCGACGTAAGTCATAAGGAAGTCGTCAAGAACTGATTTTGCGGTGTCGATACCAATCGTAGAAAAGTTTTTAATTTCTTTTTCGTCTGCCAATACGTCTTTCCAATTTGATGCAATTATGGTAGCCTCTGCGCGGTTACAGGCACGGTCTGAACCTCTGTCACAATCCAATAGAATAGGATTGTTTGACGTGTTAAAAACGCTTGTTTT